AGTGTTGGTCTTGGATTCCAGCGGTGCTTATTTTGACCGGAGGTGGGACCCTGTGTACGCTAAAAAATTAACCATCAACAAAGGTGTTGACAACGTGATCTTGTTTGAGTTTGTTAATCAAGACCAAAAGCCTGTGAACATCACAGGAAGTGACTTACGATTCAAATTGATCAATCTAGCAGGTACTGCACAGTTGATCGAAAAAGACATGGTCATCATCAGCGCACAGTACGGACGTGCCAAAATCACATTGACCTCTGCAGAGACTTCTGAATTTCCACCCGAACCCAGCAGCTACAGTATAGAACGTACCAGTGGCAATCTAGTGGAGGCTGTGTTTGTGGATGCACAAGCACAGGCTCGTGGTGATGTAGATATCGTAGACTCAGTAAAGCCTGCTTTTGTTCCCAGCCACTTGGTAACTATACCCAACATCTACGGTCCAGAAGCATTTCTAGATCCTGTATTCAGTGCCAACTATCCAGACTGGGCATTAAATCCACCAGGTGCATACGGAAATGTTTACAACGACCCGCAACGATTCAGTAGTCATGTGAACAGCAATGGAACCAGTTTGACCACATTTCAAATGGAGATGGATCACTTCACTGGCAATGTCAAAGCACAAGGTGCGCAAACATATGAATCAGTTTGGGTAGATGTTACTGAACAGCAAAGTTATTACAATAAAACTGGTACGGACTATATCAATGTATTGGGATATCATCCTTTGTTGAGACTTGTGGCAGATCAATGGCCAGGTACAGAACAGGTACAATTGGCCACAGCCACAGCATATGGGGCCAACGGAGTGATCACAAGTATAACTGTGACACAGTCTGGATACGGATATCTAGCGCCACCACGTGTGAACATCATTGGTCTGGGTGCGGGTGCTGTGGCCGAGGCAGAAATTGAAGGTACCTCAGTAAGTGCCATAAATGTTATTAATGGTGGTCAAGGCTATGTTAGTAACCCACAGCAAAGCAACCAAATTGCTGCGGTCAGTCTAAATCGTGGAGCCATTGTAAGCATATTAGTTAGATGAAATATAAAAAAATTGTAGGATTTGGTGATTCGTGGATGTATGGTGATGAGTTGCTGGATCCAGATCTGGTTCTCAAACATGCCAATGCACATTCATGTTGGACACAGAATGAAACATATCGAAACAGTCATAACTTTCTAGGGCTGGTTGGCAAACATTACAATGTACCCATTGAAAACTTTGGTATCCCAGGCGGGTCAATGCAAAGCTCAATTTGGACATTCCAGTGGTGGTTGGATCATGAACCTGATCTAGAAAACTGTTTGGTACTGGTAGGGCACACTGATTCCGACAGACTCAGTTTCTACAATCCCAATCATAAAAGCTACGGAAATGATGCTCCATGGAACAAGTTTATTCATTCAACCTGGGTAGAATATGGAAGCAGTGTAATTCCTGAAGAATTCCGCAACATGGTCAAACAACAACTGGTGCTTACTAACTGTGCCGATTTAGCAAGATTGAATTACCAACAAACTTTATTATTTTTTGATGGGGTTGCTGCCAGACACAACATACCCATGATGCAATTTCATGTCATGCCCGGTGACTGCAAAATGAAGAATACCCCCACCATAATTTGGCCCGACTTTGCAACTACGCTTTGGTTTCGCGATCATCCAGGCAACCAGAAACGCGAACTGATCAAGCCTGGCGGACATCCCAACGAGATTGGACATGTGATGATTGCTGAAAAGTTGATTTCTACTATAGACTCTGCTACAATGTAAGGATGCTAGACATCCTTGAGTATTTGCCTGCGAAACGAAAAGCCACCCCATCAGGTTGGATAAGTTTCAATGCAGTATGTTGTCAACATAATAGCAGTACAAAAGATCACCGCAATCGTGGTGGCATCAAACCATCAGAACAAGGTTGGAGTTATCACTGCTTTAACTGCAACTACACCGCTAGCTTTATCCTTGGCCGTACATTAAGTTATAAGGCCCGTAGGCTCTTGAGTTGGATGGGTGTGCCCGATGCTGAAATTGATATGCTGAACCTAGAAAGTCTAAGACATCGAGGCATATACGGCATCATTGATGATCGACAACGTACATTTGATATCCTGGCTGATATCACGTTTGAAGAACAAGAGTTACCACCATTGACTGAGTTGTTGACTGAAGAAAATCAGTTTAAAGAGTATCTACGGCATCGACGAGTGCCTGAAGATTATCCTGCATTGATTTTTAAAAATCATCAGGATCATCGACCAGCAGTGATTATCCCATTCACACATCATAACCGTGTGGTAGGACATACAGAACGATACTTAGATAACAGAAAACCCAAATACATCAGCAGCAGTCAACCAGGCTACGTGTTTGGTACAGACTTGCAGCATGCAGACTGGACTAATACAATTGTGGTAGAGGGTGTGTTTGATGCGCTGTGTATTGGGGGTCTAGCAGTGATGCACAGCACCATATCTGATCAGCAAGCACGATTGATTCGCAGCCTTGGCCGTGAGATTACTGTGGTACCTGATCAGGACTTGGCAGGCATGGAACTGGTGGATCGTGCTGTGGAACTGGGATGGGCAGTAAGCATGCCACCATGGCCCGACGACATCAAGGATGTGAACGACAGTGTGGTTCGTTACGGACGACTGGCAACTCTGCTGACTATATTTGAAAATCGCGAAACCAGCAGAATTAAAATAGAACTAAGGAAGAAAAATCTTGTTAAAAGACTACGGAATTAAAGTACAAAAGTTATTTCTAGAAATGATGCTGGAGGATGCACAAGGCTATGTGCGTGTGCAGAACATTTATAATCCAGAGAACTTTGATAGAAGTTTGAGACCAGCTGCTGAGTTTCTTAAAGAGCACGGAGACCGATACAAAACACTTCCTGATCGAGCACAGATATCGGCCACAACAGGAGTAAAATTACAACCAGTGCCTGAACTAAATGAAGGTCACTTTGAATGGTTCATGACTGAGTTTGAAGCATTTACTCGACGCCAAGAGCTAGAACGTGCTATTCTCAAAGCAGCAGACTTGTTGGAGAAGGGTGATTACGATCCAGTAGAGAAACTGATCAAAGATGCTGTACAGATTAGTCTGACCAAGGACATGGGCACAGATTACTTTGCTGATCCCAAAGGCAGAATTGAAAAGTATTTCAACTCTGGTGGGCAAGTCAGCACAGGATGGCCGCAGATGGATCGACTGCTGTATGGCGGATTCAGTCGCGGAGAACTCAACATCTTTGCAGGTGGATCAGGCTCAGGCAAGAGTCTTGTGATGATGAACATAGCATTGAATTGGGTTCAGGCCGGACTAAGCGGAGTATACATCACGCTGGAATTGAGTGAAGAACTCACAAGTTTGAGAACTGATGCCATGCTTACAAACATGAGCACAAAGGATATTCGCAAGGACATTGATACCACTGAACTCAAAGTAAAAATGGTAGGCAAGAAATCTGGTAACTATCAAGTGAAAGGACTACCGGCACAGAGCAATATCAATGATATTCGTGCTTACTTGAAAGAATATCAAATACAAACAGGTAAACGTGTGGACTTTGTGATGATTGATTATTTAGACTTGTTGATGCCCGTGAGTGCAAAGGTAAGCCCTAATGACTTGTTTGTGAAAGACAAGTATGTGAGTGAAGAACTGCGTAACTTGGCCAAAGAACTACAAATACTCATGGTCACTGCAAGTCAGTTGAATAGATCAGCAGTGGAAGAAGTAGAGTTTGATCACAGTCATATTTCTGGTGGTATATCCAAAATCAACACAGCAGACAATGTGTTTGGTATCTTTACCAGCAGACAAATGAAAGAGCGTGGCAAGTATCAAATTCAGTGTATGAAGTCACGTAGTTCAACAGGCGTAGGACAAAAGATTGATCTTGAATACAATATTGATACCATGCGTATCACCGATGCCGGTGGTGAAGACAGTGAAAACTCATTCCGCAAACCCAGCTTGATGGATTCTATCAAAGCAAAAACATCAGTTACTCCGTCCGAATCCACTGGCGGGTGGGAACGACCAAAGCCCAAAGATGGGCATGATCCATTGGATCCAAAAATTTCTGCAGATGTGCAAAGCACCAAGCTAAAGCAGTTGTTGGGCAAGATCAAAACTGTATAAAATATGTATAGTATTGAAGAAATAACACATGTTCATCTAGAAATATCTAGTAGATGCAATGCAGCCTGCCCATTGTGCCCGAGAAATTTCTATGGATATCCGCACAATGACGGTTACATTGAACATGACATGACATTAGCGCAAGCTCAACAAATATTCCAGCCAGAATTTTTAAAACAGATAACGGAAGTTTTTATCAATGGTAACTTTGGTGATGCGGTAATGAATCAGGCCACTGTCGCTATTGTTAAATACTTTAAATTACACAATCCACAACTTCAAATTACAATCAGTACCAATGGCGGAGCAAGAGATCGTGATTTTTGGCAAGCATTAGCCCATGAAGAAGTGGCCGTATTATTTTGTATCGACGGCATAGATGAAGTTCATAGTCTTTACAGACAAAATACAATGTATTCAACTGTGATAAAAAATGCTAAGATATTCCTAGAAGCGGGCGGAACGGCCAGTTGGAAGATGATTGATTTTGATCACAATCGTCACCAACAAGATCAAGCTAGACAACTTAGTGAAGAGATAGGATTTCAAAATTTTATTCTATTAGACCACGGGAGAAATCAGGGACCGGTTTTTGATAAAAATAAAAATCTAGTACATGTAATGGGCAATTCCACTGAAACAAATTTTGAAATACTATGGAAAACTCGAACTCAGGACACAGTGATTCTTGAAGATATCACTCCAGGTCGCTCTCCGGCTACGATTAGTTGTAAAGTAAAAAAACAAAAGTCATTATATATCACTAGTATAGGTGAGGTATATCCCTGTTGCTTTCTTGGGTTTAGCCCCAAGACCTACGGGCATGGCAATTATCATAGTGCTGTTAACTCTCAACTAACTCCATTGATTGGTGAGAACAACGCATTAGAGAACTCTCTTAAAGATTGTATTTCTTGGTTTAATAAAGTGGTTGCCACTTGGGAAATACCCGCATTCGAACAAGGGCGTTTGATAATTTGTAATGATGTATGTGGAACTAAAATCAATAAATAAGTCAAGGGCCTTATCCATATGCAGAAACGCACTCGTAGTTTACTAGAAGAATTAGATTCTATGTACATTGAGCGCGAACGCGACCTAGTGATAGAGAGCCGTGCTGCAAATATCATTGCTGGCGCAATCAATCTGCTGGAACAGATCGATGCTTCCTACACCCAAGAACAAGCAGAAAATTTAACACGCAAATTGCTCAATGCTATCCGTACACGAGATGCAGGAAAATTTGCTAGAACAGTGAGGCGCAGTGATGCAAATTAAACAGCTACTTGAAGGTGGCAACGTATTCAAAACCAAGTTGGGTGAACCATTGACACAACGTATCAATCTTCAAGATGTGCCTGCTACAGTTGACTGGATTGAACAAGTGACTGGTATAGATTTTACTACAGAAAAAGGCTCTGACGGAATACCACTACGTTGGTTGGGTAGCACTGGTAAAAAACCCACATCAGGCGATCTTGATCTTGCTGTGGATCTCAATGAGATCAGCAAGGAACAATTGGCTGCTACTCTTACACAGTTTGTGCAAAGTCAAGGGCTTGATCCTAGGGAATGGGTCAAAAAAAGTGGCGAAGTACATTTACGCACACCCATTGGTGGTGATTCCAACAAGGGCTTTGTACAAACAGATTTTATGTTCTTTCCTAACCTGGATTGGGGACAGTTTTTTTATGCTGGGGGCACAGATTCAGCATACAAAGGTATGAATCGCAATGTGCTCATGAGCAGCATAGCCAAGCAATTGGGACTCAAAGTGGGTGCCAATGGCATGTTTTCTCGCACAACAAATCAACTGGTCGATGGCGGAATGGACCCTGACTATGTGGCCAGTGTATTGCTAGGCCCGGGTGCCACCCGTGTGAATCTAAAAAATGTAGAATCCATCTATGCTGCACTATCACAAGATCCTGCACGTGACACCAAATTAGCAGACTTCCGTGAATATCTCTCACGTGAAGGATTACAAGAGCCTGCTACCACAGTGAAAGAAAATGACGTAAACTTCCTAGCACGACTACGTGATAGAATTGTAAATCAAGGCATGCTACCATTGATTGAAACTAAAAAAACATATCATCTTTACGAAGCAGAACCCGCTGCTGTAGGCGGCAAAGCCAAGGGCATTGAGCACCTGGAGGATTATGTGTTTCGTCAAGGCACAGCTGGTGTTGATCGAGCATTGGCCATTGCAGATTCATTCTATACCAATCCCAAAACTGGATCAGTAAAGTGGGATGGAAAACCTGCTGTGGTGTTTGGCCGCAAACCAGAAACTGGTGAGTTTGTGCTCACAGATGATGCAGGTTTCACTGCTGCCGGCTATGACGGATTGTTCACCAGTCCGGATGCCATTGCAAATGACATGGCTCGCAGAGATGCCAATGCAGCAGCCAAAGGCAATGCAGCCACACGAGTTGCAACATTGTTGCCGGTTTATCAAACCATCTGGCCATATCTTGAAGCCGCAACTCCAGAAAACTTCCGTGGGTTTGTTAAAGGTGATTTGTTATACACACAAACACCGCCAGTGGAAGCCGGCAATCTGGTATTCCAACCCAACACAGTACAGTATCGCATTCCTGTGAACAGCAAGTTGGGCCAGCAAATTGCCAATAGCGACGTGGGTGTGGCAGTGCATACCATGTATGAAGATGCAGGTGCTGCTAAACAACCACTCAGCAGAGTCAAGTTCAATCCTGTACCTGGATTGTTGTTGATTGAACCCATCTATGCCAAACCTGTTCCAAAGAACGATGCCATAACAAAAGAGATCAAGAAGTTATTGCGTCAAAACCGTGCAGCATTAGACACATTGTTTAATCCTGCAGAGTTGCGTGCTATGAAGATTACGGATTTGGCCAAGCTGGCAGTGGATTATATCAACAAGCGAGTGGATCCAAATCATGCAGCATACACTGGTGACTTTAGCGATCTGGTTCCAGGATTTTTGTCTTGGTTGCAGCAGACTCAAACTCCGCAAAAAGTCAACAACATTGCACAATACCTACGCAGCCCTACATCAAACGAGCAGGCATTGGCTGCTGCGTTTTTGTTGTTTGAATTGTTGCATGACTTGAAGCTGGATCTGTTATCACAGTTAGATGCGCAAGTGCCCGGTAACGAAGGATGGGTGTTTGCCACCCCTGCAGGCTATGGCAAAGCAGTCAACAGATTTGACTTTACTGCCAGAAACAAAGCACGAAACAATCCGCCAACCGTGTAATTTTTTGCCAAATTCATAAATAAGTGTAGGGCAAAAACCCACTAACTAGGAGATTTTAAAATGGCAGTATTTACAAGAGTAAACGGAACTACCCAACCGGTATTCCACATGGACACTGCGAATGGCAACATTCAAGGTACAGCTAACATTGCAGCCACAGGCTCGGTTAACTTCCAAGGCCCCAAGCTGGACTTTTTCAGCTTGGTAGCCAATGGTGCGTTGACAACTTCTGCTAACGTCAATGGCTACATCAACAACCTGATGCAAGCCATCCAGACCAAGGCCACAGTAGCAATGTATCAGGTCAGCCCGGCAGCACCCACAGTGTTGAACTTGGCTATCTACCCAACAGATGTGTACAGCAATGTGACACTGTTGGCCATTGCTAATACCAGTGCCACAGTGGCGTCTGGTGGTCAGAACTTGCAATTGAACTCATGCGCTGGTAATGCTGTGTTTACCACAAGTGCAACCAACTTTGCTCCTGTCTAATTCCAGGCAGTAGTAAAGAACAAAAGCCTTGGATTAATTTCCAAGGCTTTTTTTTGGCCGTAAATACCATATGACACTGAGTATACAAATAACCACCGACTTTGATTGCAGGCCCACCGGAGTTACTGGGCATCTGAGAGAAAATTTGTTGCCGTTTACGGATCATCTAGGCCAACAAGTAACTGACGTATCCACATGGGTACGCAGTCGAAACCAACAACGCAACTGGGAAACCATCATGCAGTTGATTGGTCTCTACACACAACCAGTACGAGTATCACAAGTGCGTGCCAAAGATCAACGTTGGCAATTTGAGTTTGATACAGATTTTGATGATGTATTTAGAGTCAATGATGATCCTGTGGGAAGACTACGACAAGCATGCGATGGTGTACCCATCATTAACTATGTTGAACAACAACTGACCACGTTGTTACGTCCAGGTGTGAACATCTGGTTTGACCCCTTGAACCATAAATAACTCATGGACACTACAGATATTGAAAAGAAAAGTTTAGAGGCCCACGTTGAGCTTTGTGCTGAACGTTACCGAATGTTGGAACTCAAGATTGAAAATGTTGAGTCCGATATTGGCTCAGTTAAAACCATGACTTCGGAAGTACACAGCATGGTGCAAACCATGTCCAACAAACGTACTGATCAGCTGATCAGTTGGGGAATTGGTATCATTGGATTCCTTGTGGCCACAGTAGGTTGGATGCTGACAAATTACGTATTCAAATGAAAGCCAGTTGTAAATTGGCTGCGTTGGCAGCAAAAGAGCTGCCTTTGCTGCTGGACAAAGTGATCATAGAAGATGGCAAAAAGTATCGAGCATTTGGCAAATACACCATCCAACCTGTACCTGCAGGCGTTCAAGTTCGCATGCGTGATGATGATATTGGCACATTCTCTGGAACCAAACCTGCACTAGCGTGGTGTATAGCAGACAATCTAAACCACCTTAATTTGGCTAGACAAATACAACAATTAGATCAATCCATAACAAGATTGAGAAATGACATATATGTACGTCGTGCATTGGCTGATCGCACAGCCGGGCACACATGGGAAAACTTGATTAACAAAACAAGTGCCAGGCATGAACATACGCAAGTCCTGGAGAAAGAACTAGCAAAATGTATAAATTTGGCTAAATACTGGCAACTACGAGGAAACTCAGATGAAACTAAACGAATTGGCCGTAACACGCCCAACACAACAAATCGCTAAAGTGTTTGAAGGTCACTTTGATCAGTCAGTCAAATTTGATACTTTGAACCGCAACCAATTGCATAACATGTATCGCCAGGTGCGAGGTGTATTAAGCGAAGTACGTTCTAGCCCTGCTCGCCATAATAGCGAAAAGAATCCGTCTTATCTCAAACTCATGATGATGGAACAAGCATTGGCTGAAAAGATCTACGAAGATGAAATGGCTGCTGCAACTCCAGGAGCAGCACCTGGTATAAATCCTCAACAAGCTGCTGCTATGGCTGCTAAACAAAAAGTGGATACTGTTAAAAAGCTCGAAACAGATCTTGAAGCAAAGAAAAAAGAAGTCACTGATCTTCAAAATCAACTCAATGCTGCTAAAACCACTACCACAGTGCAAGAATGGCGTCGTCGTGCTCAAGCTGGTGGTTACTACCTTAGTGAAGGAGAAGTACAACAGGCGCAAGTGGTATTGGCTGCACAAGACATGGTTGACAAAATGCAAAGCATGATTGAAGACAGCACTGAGATGCAATTTAAAGAATTGCCAGCCCTGGTTGATTCAATTAAAAATCAAATTGGACCAGACCAAGCAGCACAGTTCAACAATGATGCACAAGCAGCACTCAGCGGATTGGTGCAAAACTTACAAGGCAGCAAGCAACAACTGGAACAAGCTCTTGGTGTAGTTACTGGACAAGCGCCTACTCCGGGTGCCGACATGGGCATGACTCCTCCTCCAGGTGGAGATATGGGACTAGCAGGTCCTCCACCTGGTGAAGAAGCTGGTGCTGAACTCCCGCCCGAAGAACCAGCAATTGGTGGACCAGCGGCAGCTCTAGGCCGTGAGCGTAGATAATGCGAATCAACGAAGTAGAAGCAGACGATACCGCAGACCGACTCTTGGCCTTGGCTAGGTTTGCTGTGGGTAGAGCACAAGATACTTCTGCCAAGAAGCAAATGCCAGTGCAGGCATTTATTAATCGAGCACAAAGTATGGGGATAGACATCACTCCTGACACTTTGCAAACTCTAGTTGGGCAACCACCACTCAGTGGCCTAATTGAACCCATGAGTCCGGACGCTACCGAATTAATATTCAAAGGTGGCGATCAACCCGGACCAGTTACAATGCCGGTAAATCAAGCACAGGATATTGTGGCATCTGCTGCACAATCCGCAATGAAAAAAGATCGTAGTATCTAATCCATTGTTGTTGACACAGCGGAGTAAATACCTTACAATAACTGTAAGGAAAAACTCATGGCATATTCAAATCAAGTAATCGATCATTATGAAAACCCACGCAATGTGGGGTCGTTCTCCAAGGACGACACTGACATCGGCACGGGCATGGTTGGTGCACCTGCTTGCGGAGATGTAATGAAATTGCAGATAAAAGTTCAAGATGGAATTATCACAGATGCAAGATTTAAAACGTATGGTTGCGGAAGCGCGATTGCGTCAAGTTCGCTGGTTACTGAATGGGTCAAAGGACGGACACTTGCCCAAGCAGCAGCGATTAAAAATAGCGAGATTGCTAGCGAGCTTGCCCTCCCCCCAGTTAAAATTCATTGTTCAATACTTGCAGAAGATGCGATCAAAGCCGCAGTAGCAGATTATCAACAACGACATTAACATGCGATTGATATTTTTTTATTGAACAAACACAACTTAGAGCATAACTGGCAACAACTGTACGATCGTCCTTATGATTACATTGACTGATATTGCTCGAAGCAAAATACAACGATTGCTAGAGAAACGCGGAGGCGTGGGCATTCGTTTGGCAGTAAAAACTACAGGTTGCTCTGGACTAGCTTATGTGCTAGAATATGTTGATGAACACACTGCCCACGATACCACAATAAACTATGCTCAATCTGGTTTTTCTGTGATAGTGGACAAAAAACACGAAGTATATCTTTCAGGTATGACCGTGGATTATGTTCGACAAGGACTCAACGAGGGATTTGAATTCTCCAATCCCAACGAGCGCGATCGCTGCGGATGTGGAGAAAGTTTTAGAGTTTAATTTGTACAATCCAAAATTTGATTATCAAGAAATCCCCAGAGTCACAATAGACGGCAAACGTTTCTATGCCACACCTGATGGAAACAAGTTGCCGTCGGTGACTACTATTCTTGACAAAACCAAAAGCGAAGAAAGCAAAGCAGCACTACACAATTGGCGCCGTGCAGTGGGTGCAGAAAAAGCACAGCAAATCACTACCGAAGCTGCCAATCGTGGCACACGTATGCACACATATCTCGAAGACTATGTGAAAACAGGCGCAATCAAAGAACGTGGCACCAATCCGTTTAGTTGGTCAAGTCACGAAATGGCCAAGACTGTGATCCGTGATGGATTAAAAAATGTAAATGAATTCTGGGGTATTGAAGTACCGTTATACTTTCCCAAGATATATGCAGGTACCACCGACGGTGCAGGCCTGCACCTAAATGAAGAATCTATATTGGATTACAAACAATCTAACAAGCCCAAGAAGCGTGAATGGATTGATGATTACTTTGTTCAACTGTGTGCGTATGCAGAAGCACACAACGAATTGCATGGCACAAAAATACGCAAGGGTGTGATTCTCATGTGTGTAAAACCTGAACTTGATGCAAGTCACAATATCATCAGTGCTCCTCAATATCAAGAATTTGTGTTGGAAGGTGTTGAGTACGATCGTTATCGTGACTTGTGGTGGCGCAAAGTAGAAGAATACTATACCCGGCACATTTAGTTGCCTGACTGATTCTGGCTAAATACACCACAGAATTAGGACTCACATGGCAATAGTTCAAGTATCACGAATAACAAACCGTAAAGGTCTAGCAGAAAATCTGCCGCAACTAGCTGGCGCAGAATTAGGCTGGGCCATTGACCAACGTCGGCTATACATCGGCAATGGAACCTTGCAAGACGGCGCACCTGTAATAGGCAATACAGAAGTTCTCACTGAATACAGTGATATATTGCTGGTGGGTGGTGCATACACTTACGCAGGCACCGCTGCTGGATATACAGTACAAACTGGAGCATCATCAGGAAGTCCAATTAGTATTCCGCTGCAAAGTTGGCTAGATCAATTTGCCAGTGTGCTGAGCTTTGGAGCAGTAGGTGATGGTGTAACTGATAATACCGATGCTATCAATCGTGCATTGTTTCAATTGTACTGTAGAGAACCAAATCCACAAATACGCAGATCATTGTTCTTTCCAGCCGGACGTTACTTGGTCACTGGTTTAATCAAAATTCCACCTTATGCATTGTTATGTGGTGAAGGTATCAACTCTAGTGTTATTGTTTTAGATGCAGCCAGTGCCAGTCAGTATGTGGCGGTGTACTGCGACAGCTTACAGCAAACAGGAGTGAACATTGGCAACAATGGTGCCACACCTCCTGTGGATATTTCCATATCCAACATGGGTTTTGAAGCTGAGGGTCTGGCAGATGTATTCTTGGTCGAAGATGCTGAACAATGTACGTTTACAGATGTGAGCTTTTTGGGATCACTGGGCAAAGCTGATCTAGTAGATGCTGTTGACGATACAGCATGTGTGAGATTTTCATCCACTGCCAGTTTGGTTTGTAACAATATCACTTTCCGTCGATGCACGTTTGGCGGTACTACCTGGGCATTTGAAACCCCCAATCAAGTGCAAGGTGTATTGGTCACAGAAAGTACACTCAATACTCACTATCAAGGAGTGTTGCTAGGCGATCCTGCCCCAGTAAGTGGCGGTCCCACTGGATTCCGTTTCTTGGGCAATGTGTTTGATAACATCTATGCTGAAGGTATCGTGATTGCTGCCAACACTGGAATGAATGCCAGTGGTTACAACATGTTCTATGATGTGGGTAATCACTTCAACGGCACTACCTCTCCAGCAACCGCAGTGATTAATTTTCTAGGACAAAACAATGTCAGCGTTGGTGACATGTTCCAACGTACCACAGCCTATGCTGGTACATATCCTCGGGTGAACATCAACAACGGTATCAACATAGCATTTGATGCGGCTAGTCAAACACAACAAGGCACCTATGTACGTCAAACTGGTGCTACCGGAACACTACTCAACAACACTGCCAACCAGACCATATTGACATTTAATGCCACAGCGATCAGAGCAGTACAGATCAACTATACCATAGTACGGAATGTCAATGTCAGAACAGGAGTGTACACCATTGTGGCCGGCACCGACTCAGCAGGTACAAATATACAAGGATCAGATACTGGTGTGCAAAATGTAGCACCTGGTGTTACTTTCAGTGTCAGCGAAACTGCTGGTATTGTGAGTTGGAAAGCTGCTACCACTAACACTGGCATTGCAGCAACTATTAACTATTCAGTAACCAAACTTGCTTGATGTGGTGTTCAACCTTTGAACAACGCTTGGCAGCGTGGAACACTTTACGAGATCGTGTTTGCATGCTGCCCAAGCCCGATGCCTTGGAGGAGATCAATTCCTGGTGGCAGCAAACTCCATGGCGAGCGTATCATTTACACTGGGACGATCGTGTGGATTGGCCTGATCCCTGGCAACTTCTGAGCGACAACATCTATTGTGATCTTGCTCGCGGGCTAGGAATCCTGTATACTATCACTGTGCTGGATCGTGATGATCTTCAAGATGCTGTGTTGGTTGATTCTGATCAGGGCAATTTAGTCCTGGTCGAGGGTGGAAAATATATATTGAATTGGGATCAGTCTATAGGGTTAAATATCAACCTACAGCAAAATAAACATCACATTGCACAGAGCGATGTAAAACAACAACTATATTGAGTATATGACACAGATCACAGTTATCAAACGCAACGGAAGAAAAGAACAATTGAGCCTGGAAAAATGGCAAACCCAAATTGCCAAAGTATGTTCGGGTATCGCAGACGTAAGTCAAAGCATGGTAGAGATCAAAGCACAGATGCATTTTTATGATGGCATCACTACCAAAGAAATTGATGGAGTTACACTACGAGCCATTGTGGATCTAATTGACATAGAACACAATCCTGATGTTGGCCATACCAACTATCAATATGTGGCAGGCAAGCAACGTCTCAGCATGCTGCGCAAAGACGTATATGGCTCTTATGAGCCTCCCCACCTGTATGAAATTGTGAAGAAAAACGTGGCCACTGGCTTGTACACTCCGGAACTGCTGGAATGGTACGACCAAGCTGACTGGAATCGTATGCAGGACATGATAGATCATTCAAAAGATGAACAATACGGCTATGCTGCCATTGAGCAACTGATTGAAAAGTATCTAGTAAAGAATCGTGCCACAAAGGAAACTTATGAAACTCCACAAATTAGATACATGGTCGCGGCCGCTACTGTATTTCACTCAGAAGAACCCAACACAGCAAGAATGCGATACATCAAAGAATATTACAATGCTGCAAGTGATGGTCTTTTTACTCTTGCTACTCCTGTTCTGGCTGGCCTGGGCACACCTACTAAACAATTTTCAAGTTGCGTTCTTATTCGGTCTGATGACGACCTTGATAGTATCTTTGCTAGTGGTGAAATGATGGCCAAGTATGCCAGCAAACGTGCTGGCATTGGCCTGGAAATTGGACGACTGCGACCATTAGGTAGCCCCATACGCGGCGGGGAGATCATGCATACTGGCATGATACCATTTTTGAAGAAATGGTTTGGTGACTTGCGTAGTTGCTCACAAGGAGGAATCCGCAATGCTTCTGCTACTGTGTTTTATCCCATCTGGCATCATCAGTTTGATGATCTTATTGTTCTTAAGAATAACCAAGGAACAGAAGAAACTCGGGTTCGACATATGGACTATGGAGTGGTACTTTCTGCCTTCTTCTGGAGAAGATTTAAAAACCGAGAAAACATAACTTTCTTTGACCCCAACGAAGTTCCGGATCTATACGAAGCATTTTACAAAAATACTCAACAGTTTGAAGAGCTGTATGTGAAGTATGAAAAACGTAAAGATCTACGCAAGAAGACCATGAGCGCAGAAGAAGTGTTCAAGTCGGGCATCTCGAAAGAGCGCACGGACACTGGCCGTATCTATCTAGTGTTCATTGACAATGTGATGAATCAAGGACCATTTGATCCTGAATATCACACCATTTACCAGAGTAACTTATGCTGTGAAATACTTTTGCCAACAAAATCATTCAAAAGACTCGACGACCCCAAAGGACGTATCGCACTTTGCACACTTGGAAGCATCAACTGGGGAGCATTCCGTAATCCAGAAGATATGCGCCGTGCTTGCCGTATTCTACATCGCAGTCTTAACAACATATTGGATTACCAAGATTTTCTTTCCATCCAATCCAAACTAAGCAATGATGAGATTCGCCCATTGGGCATTGGTATCACTAACTTGGCATACTGGCATGCCAAACGCAATCTCAAATATGGTGACAAGGATGCACTGGCTGAACTCAAAACATGGATGGAACATCAAACATTCTATCTCACTGAAATGAGTGTTGAGCTAGCTAAGGAACGCGGCAAGTGTGTGGGTAGTGATCACACACGTTATGGGCAAGGCATGTTTCCTTGGGAATTACGTGCTAACGGAGTAAACGAACTAACTGATTTTGCTCCTGAATTAGACTGGGAGCCATTACGTGCCGATATGAAACAGTATGGTGTACGCAATGCTACCAACGGTGCTGTGGCGCCTGTGGAATCCAGTTCAGTTGCTATCAACTCAACCAATGGTATTGAAATGCCAATGAGCCTAATCAGTGTAAAAGAATCCAAAGCAGGATCATTTGTACAGGTTGTTCCTGAATATCACAAGTTGAAAAATAAATATCAATTGATGTGGGAACAGAAAGATTGTGACGGTTATTTGAAAACAGCCGCAGTGATTGCAGCGTATGTTGATCAATCAATCAGCACCAATACTTTTTACAATCCTGCGCATTTTCCAGATCGTAAAGTGCCCACCACTTTGATTGCTCGAAATCTTATGCAATCACATGCGTGGGGACTAAAAACTTTTTACTACAGCTTGATCAACAAGCAAGGTTCAAAAGCTGATGCAGAAATAGCACCTGCAATGTTGGAACCAATTGACTTTGACAACGAAGAAGATTGCGAAGCATGTAAACTATAAAGAACAATATGTCACAAGCACAATACAATTTACACACCAAAACAGATTATCTAAATCGAAAGATGTTTCTGGACCCAGCAGGGCCAGTAACTATTCAACGCTTTGAAGAAGTCAAGTATAAAAAGATTGCAGACTTTGAAGCCACTGCACGTGGTTTCTTCTGGCAACCTGAAGAAATCAGCCTCAGCAAAGATGCCAATGACTTTAAGGATGCCAGCGATGCTGTCAAGCATATTTTTACCAGCAATCTGTTGCGTCAGACTGCCCTGGACAGTTTGCAAGGACGTGGTCCTACACAAGTATTCACTCCAGTATGCAGCTTGCCAGAAGTAGAAGCATTGATGTACAACTGGGGATTCTTTGAAACAAACATTCACTCGAAGAGTTACAGTCATATCATTCGTAATATCTACAACGTGCCTAAAGATGTTTTCAATACCATTCATGACACAACCGAAATTGTAGACATGGCATCTAGTGTAGGCCAATATTACGATGACCTGCACCGAATCAACTGCGCAAAAGAGCTGGGCCAACCAGTAGAAGAAATTGAACATGTTCGTGCAGTCTGGATGGCATTGCATGCCAGCTATGCATTGGAAGCATTCCGCTTCATGGTATCGTTTGCCACAAGCCTTGCCATGGTTGAAAACAAGATCTTCATTGGCAATGGCAATATCATTGGATTGATTTTGCAAGACGAATTGCTGCACAAAGGGTGGACAGCATATCTCATCAACCAAGTGGTCAAAGAAGACAGTCGGTTTGCTGCTGCCAAAGAAGCTTGCGAAGCAGAAGTATATGCCTTGTATCTGGACGTGATTCGCGAAGAAAAAGCCTGGGCTGATTACTTGTTCAAGATGGGGCCAGTGATTGGACTCAATGCCAACATTCTCAAAGACTTTGTGGATTACACAGCAGTTGGTGCGCTCAAAGACATTGGTATCAAGTATCAAGCAGTGGCACCACGTAGCACACCTATTCCTTGGTTTAACAAACATTCGGACACGTCAAAGAAACAAACTGCACTGCAAGAGAATGAATCAACTAACTATGTTATTGGAGTCATGAGTGAAAGCCTGGACTACGATCAACTACCTAGTTTATAAAGGAATATCATGAAACTAAAAGAATTACGATCAGTAGAGCCCAAAGACTCTTTGGGTATGTTAGGTAATAAGGATGCCAAACTGAAAAAACTTGAGGGAAATATTAGTCCATTACCTAACAGCGATTATTATTACGCAATAGTTCCTAGTATGAGTTATGGCGCCAAAGGAACGGATGAAGATGTTTGCTTGTTAAGCCCGGATAAACAACTTATCGGCATATTGACAGTGCAAATATCAGGAGATACGGCCTATGTTATGGGATTAGAAATAGATCATGCGTGGAGAAATAAAGGATTGGCCACAAGTTTATATGGAATATTGTTATCAATAGAACACCTTGACATTGTGTCGGATTCTAGTCAAACACCGGGCGGTGCAAGAACCTGGGTAAGTCTTAGCAAGATACCGGGCGTAGAAGTCCGAGGGTTGGTTTATAATCCTACCCCAGAACAAATAGAAATGTTGGGAGCATCAAAATTTGGAGGTACTTCATATACATTTCCGGTAAGTTTGGTAAACAATCATCTGGTTCCATCTGCTTCGGCAGAAACAGATTTATATTCATCAGCTGTGAGAAACGACTATAAATTGATAGCACTATATAACACGAAAGGATAACAAAAATGAAAGCCATCGTCTGGTCAAAAGACAATTGCACATTCTGC